CTTGGGCTTTCAGCCCGATGTTCCAGGGGCGGCCCTGTCCGGGCCCGAAGCGAATGAACTCGCCACGCGCCCCTTTCGCTTCCACACCCGAGATCACTGCGATCTCGTCGAGATCAGCGGGCATCGCGTGGAGCCGGTCGATCACGTCATGCACCGTCTTGGTGACCTTGTTCAGCTTGTGGTTGGCGGGCAGCAGATCGTTGTACCTCGGGTGAATGGCATCCTTGTTGTAACCCGATTCGCGGAATCTGCGTTCAAGCTCCTTCTGTGATGCACGCTTGCGGACACGACCGTCCACGTGTTCGGTGGCCCTGATCTTGCCGTCACCGGGGAGTGCTTCGATCCTGCCGTCACGCAACTCGGCTTTGGATTTCGGCTCCTGCTTCGGCTTCGGCTTGGAGACGAAGAACTTCTGGTAGCACTGGCAGTTGACCCGCTCGGCCGCGGGGAGCAGGGGATCGCCCGGATACATCCCCTTGTAGCCCCCGACGGTGTAGGGGTTCTTCGCTAGGCGCCGCTGCCCGTGAGCCCGTGCATGCGACTCTCGGGTGTTGTGGAAGACCGCCTGCCATGTCTTCCACTTCCGCACAGCGGGATCGGGTGTGTCGGCGTCGATCAAGGCGGCCCCGCCTGATTCGGCAGCAGTCACCGACTCGGTGAGCCCCATGCCTTTCGCGATGGCGGGGGAGAACGGGCCGGCCGAAGCGACCAACCCGAGCTGCTCCATGAGCCACCCCTTCGTCGCCCGATCGGCGTTAGCGATCGTCGCTAGCTCCGTCACCCGCTCCTTGACTGTCTCGGCGTAGCCGTAGATCGCCTCCATCTGGGCGACGAACTGCCCGTACTGGTGGGACGTCAACGGCGGCCACTTCAAGGCGTCCTCCAAACCCAACCCGGCCGCTACCAGCTCGGCCGCCTCCCACCGGATCGCCCACAACACCGGGGCGAGATGCTTGTCGGCCGCCGCCACCCACCACTCGTCGTTCCAGAGACTGTCGGGTGCGTACTGGCCGCTCGGTGAGCCCCGGATCGCCGAACGCATGCGACCCCGCACCTCGTCGAACGCTGCCTCGGCGGCTCGGGTCACCCGCATCTGCCAGCGGTTCCGCTCCGATCGCGGCAGTGAGAACGAACGCTCAGACACGAAGCGACCTGGACCTGGCCAACGCTGATCTGAGAGAACCGGTGACCAGTTCGGTTGGGACACGCAACCCTGACGCAAGCACCGGGATCTTCACACCGATCGAACTGAACAGGAACTCGTTGAGCCGCCCCACCAGTTCACGCATCGCTGCCTCGGCGATCTCGTCGGCGAGGAACGACGGCTCGCCACGCCTGATGAGGGCGTCCCGAACCCACGCGCGACCCCTCATCTCCAGCCCGTCCCACGCGTCGACGATCACCTCATCCCTGGTGATCCCCAGTGAACGGAAATCTAGATCGGTCATGCGTGACAGCACCTCGTTCTTCGGGACCCCCTTGAAGGCATCGCGAAGCACGGGGTGCTTGCCGTTCATCCGCGACAGGACCCGGTTGGCGGCTCGCTCCAGGGCGCGATCGAGCGCAGCGTCGGCTGCCGTCGTGAGCCGCTCAACCAGGGCCGCGTCGATCAACGAGTCGTCCGATGCGCCCTGCGGGGCGGCCCCGCTCGGCGGCTCGGACGGCGGGTTCTCCGGGGGGAGTTCCGCCCGTGGACCCGCCGGGGTGGACGGCGCATCCACACTGGGGGCGCGCCCCGAACCGGGAGCCGACGTGTGGAACACGTCGGCCAGATCGGGGTACAGCAGTGGCAGCACGATCGGCCCGTAGGTGGTTGGATCGGCGAGCACCAGTTTCTCCAGTAGTCGCCGCTGCCGCTCCTCCTCGCTGGGGGCGTCCTCCTCGGAGAACCCGTTGGCGCGCAGGTACGCCATGTCCGACAGTGCCAGTCGATCCCAAGCGCCGGTCGCGGCGGGCCCCTCATCGGATCGGGCGGTCAGCGACCTGGCGTCGAACACGACCGCGTAGGACGCCGCCTCCTCCTCGGTCATGCCCTCGAACTCGACGAGCATGGGTCGCAGGTAGGCGGTGGTCACGAACTCGGCGATCGCTTCGCCCACCGGGTTGACGTGTTTCGTGATGAAGTCCGCGTCGACGTTGTAGGACGTCCAATGGTTCAGCCCTGCCTTGCCGCCGATGATCTCGGGTGGGGCGTCCAACCCTTGGGCGATCCGCTTGAGCAGCTCCTCGCGCAGATCCTGATAGGCCCGGTCGATGTCCTGCCCGAGCGGGATCACCCGGATGTGATCGAGGTACTCGGCCGCGCCTTTGACGACCAACGGGACCAGCCCGGCCGCCGACGTGCGATCCTCCACCGGGGCGCGCATGTGCTCGACGAGTGCCTGCACGAACCGGTCGATGTCGTCGGTGTCGGAGGACTCCTCCTCGCTCTCGTTGAGAGGACCGAACGACAGCTCCTCGGGGATGACCAGGATCCCTGCCGGCAACCGGCTCTTGGCAACCGCGTCGACCACCTCGGAGAGCACGATCAGTTCGCGGCAGATCGGCAGCACCCGCTTCATCGGCGAGTCGGCCCGCATCGAGAACTGCGGATCGGGACGCCAGAACCGGGCGATGTACGCCTCGACATCGACGAAGCTCTTGTCATCGCTCGCCCCGGTGGCGTTGCGCTGGATCCGCTGCCGCGACCCTTGCGTGTCCACCTTGATCTCCTCGGTGGACAGGAACTCCCACGAGATCCCTTGTGATCTCCCGTGCTCGTCGACCAGTGGGGTGCCCACCAGGTAGGACTCGCCGGCGATCTGGTAGTGAAGCGCGGCCCGGCGCTTCAGCTCCTTCTGTCCGCCCATCGGCCCGGTGAACGCCTCCATGACCCGGTTCACTCGGGGATCGGACGTCTCGGACAGCGCGCGCCGCCCGTCGTCACCGATCTCGACCCTGACCGGCTTCAACTCGGCGGAGGACACAAGGTTGGCGGTGAGCGCATGCAGATAGCCGATCTCGCCGATCAGCTCGTTGTAGGCGTACGCGTCGCGCTGCCACTCGTGACCCTTGCGTTGAGGGGCGTGCCAGTCACCAACGTGCTGGAGTGCCGCAGAGCCGAAACGCGCGAGATGGCGCTGCGGGGGGACCATCGCGAACGTGGCGGACCTGTCGCCACGGCTCGTGCCACTGAACCTGACTCTCGGGGGCGGCGTCCCACGCGGCATGACCTGCAGCGTAGACCATGCGTCGCGCCTTCGACATGAGCAGCGGGGGTGTGCGCGAGGGGACTTACACACACCTCCGCTACTCGACGACTGATCCTACGACGGCCGCCGTTGCCTTGGGCGGGATCGGGTCAGCCTTGCTTGCACCTCGCCGAAGTTGCTCGGTCTCGCCACGATCACCTCGATCCCGCAGGATCGGAGAAGGTCGAGCCACTCGGCCTGCTCGGGAGTGACGACACCCGTCTCCCGTTTCACTTCGATCACGAGGAACTCGGGTGGGCGCACGAGCACCAGATCCGGCCACCCGGCGGCGTCAGCGTCGCCGACCCACATGGATCGCCCGCCGCGCTTGACCTCCTTGCGTGAATCCTTGAAGTGCCGCCACCTCCAGCCGTACATGGTGGCGAGCGCGGTGATCTGCGCCTGATAGTCGCGTTCGCTGATCGAGCGCAGCGCACGCTCCTCGGTGGTCAGTCTGCGACCCACGATCAGGCCGCCGCTTGGATGCGTCGCAGCATCCGTTTCGCCTGATCGCTGGAGAACGCGACCCGCAGCAGGCCGTCCTGTTCGCCGATCACCTCACCCGTCTCGCCGTGCAGTTCAGCGGTCGGGATCGTCAAGATGATCCGGTGCTCGTTGCGGGCAGCAACCCCCAACTCCTCGGCCAGTGATCGAGCCAGCCTCGGGTGCCATGTGCTACCTCGACGCATACCCCGAAGCGTAGACAGCCGTGAGCCGTCGGACAGCGATCCAGGCGCGCAGCGAAGCCCCGATCTGTGTCCGGCAGCGCCCGCTGCGCTCGGCGCGGTTGCCGACCCACACCTGCCACACCCATTCCCGGTCGCCTTCGCGGCGTGGCCAGACGACGGCGTAGATGTCCACTGCGCCCATGATGGCCGATCCCCCGGCGATCAGGTTGCGCCCGCGACGGCCGCCTGGACCCGCACGTCCCACTGGACCACGGCCCCACAGATCGGGCAGATGTGCTCGTCGTGGGGGAAGTCCCACTGCGACGAGCACTCGAAGACCGGTCGGCCGTAGTGGCCGCACGAGAGCAATGGCCGCACGTACCGCTCGGGGTGGTACGTGGCCTCCACGTCCCAACCGAACTCAACGAGTTCGAGCGGGGTGACGTCTGCGAACAGCTCTTGCATGAGCACAGTGTATACCGATCGGCTACAGGATGCAAGTCATAGCGGATCGCTTCTACGACCGAGCGCCTCCCACTCAGGATCCCCCTCGCGCACCACGAGCAACGAACCGAACCAGTCACGAGCCTCAGCCGGATGATCCTCCACCCACCCGTTGGCCCAGTTGCAACACGGGATCAAGTTCGACGGGTTCACCAAGCTCCCACCCGCCGAACGCTTCCGCCGCTCATGCAGCCCCTCGATCACACCCGCACAATGCGTGAACACGCCAGCCTCCACCAGCAGCGGACAGATCAAACAGCCAACCCCACGCTCGTTGAGCGCCCGGATCAGGGGCCGACGGTGCTCGGCGTAGACCGCTTCCCGCTTCGCCGATCGCCGCCTCAACGGGCGCCGACGCTCAAGCGGGCCGCCACGCTTCACTCGGATCCTCCGCCTAGAAGGTGCCGTCGTCCGCCCACGGGTCGAACCGATCGCCGCCGGGGGCGACAGCCACCCAACGGCCGCCGCCGGCGATCAGCTTCCACGCCTGCCCGCACTCCCGGCAGTAGCACTCGGTGGCGTGGGTGCGATCCGGCAACCACTCCATGCTCCCAACATGGTCATGCCTGATCGGCCGGTACTGCTTCGGGATCACTCCCATCTCGGCCCTCCTCCGGTGCGGATCGAGTCCCCCTCGCTTCGATGAGCCGCCCGATCACCCACAGTGGGATCTCGGCGCCGAGCGGAAGCACGATCTCGGGACGACGGTCACCGACGAACACCTCAGGCATCGGCCTCACACCTCCACCGTGACACGCCCGTCCGTTGCAGTCACGACAGCGCCGGGCACCAGCTTCTCGATCCGGGGCACGATGTCCTCGTGCTTGTCCACCCACCCGAGTAAAACCTGGAACCCGTTCTCCCACACCAGCTTGACGAGCCGGTACTCGACCTCGACCCGTGCCCCCAACGCACGGACAACCGCCGCGGTCAAGTTCGGTGCGCAGGCCACCGCAATCGGATCGAACTTTGCCATCCGACACAGCTCCTGCTCGCCCAACCGGCCGGACAAGGCCTTGAACCTCCGGAGCCGGTACTCGGGGGCGTATATCACCTCTTGGGTGTCAAGCCAATTCATTCGTTGCCACCCCCGAGGCGTCTCGTCACGACTCATCGTCGAAGTCATAGAGATCACCGTCGCACTCGTCGTCCTCGGTCGGCCAGCCGGGATCGTCGAACCCGGCGGCATAGGGATCCCGAGCGAGAAGCATCTCGCTTCGGGCAGACATGTCGTCGAACCACATCTCGTACTCGCTCATATCAGAACGGCTCCCCTCCGGGAACGAAATCATCGTCGAAGTCGTCTCGGCTACGGCGTCGGCCCCGGTCGCCGTCGGCTCGCCGCCGCCCACTGTCCCGCCGGCCCCTCCGATCCCGGCCGGCCGAGGTGCCGGACCGATCGTCGTCCTTGAACACCTCGACAGTCGCCCAACGCACAGACGCGCCCACCTCATCAGCAACGATCGAGACACGAGAGCGCTTGCCACCGGTCTCCCGGTCCTCCCATGTCTCGTACTGGAGTCGTCCGACCACGATCACCCGGTCACCCACCGAGAACGAGTCCCCGATGTTCTCGGCCAGATCACCCCACGCCACCACGTCGAAGAAGTGGGCCTCCTCCTGCCACTCGCCGTCCCGGTCCTGCCAGCGCCGGTTCCACGCGACACCCAGCTTCACGACCGAGTGCCCCTTCGGGGTGACCATCACCTCAGGGTCGCGGGTGATGTTCCCTACGATCGTGACCTCATTGCCTGTCGCCATTCTCTGTCTCCTTCATGCTTCGTGACGTTTCCGATCAAGCGCCCACTGCCTTCGAGACACACTCGATGGCGATCAGGACACCGGGTCGGTCCTCGTGCTCCGGGTCGACGAGCACCGACTTGAGCCGGGACTCCCACACGTCCCCCCGGTCCATCGATGGGGCGAGCTTCGCGGCGAGCGCCCGCGGCACATGCCCGATCATCCCGTTGCGGCCAAGGACCGGGACATGCACTTCGATCGCGTTTGCGTCGTGCTCGTTGTGCGGGTTGCGGATCAGCACGACCGGCAGGCCCGGCTCAACGTCAGCGCCGAACTCGTCGGCCGAGTCCACGGCCCGGATCGCCCGGCGCTTCCGGTCTTCGTCGATGCTGCGCAGGCGGTGGAGGTTCGCCGGGTACCCGTCGACGAACGTCAGCCCCACAACCTTGCATTCAACTGTCTTACCCACATCGACATCATACGGTTCGCCCTGGACGCTCTTGCCGGCCCGATCAGGCCCGTCGGGTCACGTCAGATCACCGTCGGGGTCGAGCCAGGCGAGCACGTCCTCGATCTGGTCGTCGCTCATCCGATGCACATCCTCGGGAGCCCCGATCGTTCGGAGATAGCCGAGGTAGTTCGCGTACTCCCTCTTGTCCAGCCCGTCGACCAGTTCGGCCACTGTGGCCCGAGCACCGTCGAGGACGAGTTCCCCGTCGACGACATCATCGGCGCCCACCTGCTCGGGATCCGCCACCGCTGCCTCGTCCAGCGCCTGCTGGACGGGATCCGGTGCCCCCAACGCTGCGATGGCGTTCGCAGGCGGGATCGAGACCTGTGCCGTGCCGCCACGGATAGCGGCGATCTCGGCTTCACGCTGCCGCCAGAGCACCAAGGCCTTCAGGTCGCGCAGATCATCCGGGTAGCCCGCCCGCTTGAGCGCCCGGCCGAGAGTCTTGGTGCAGATCGTGTTCCAGGTCTCGGCGTCCCCCTTCTCCGGCAACGGCTTGTACGCCTGGACCTCCGATCGCCCGTTGGCGAACCTGATCGTGCAGACACAGAAATCCCCGTCGCCGCCGAACTTCGCCGGGATGCCGAGTTCGGCACCCGACTTCATCTCGAACGTGTAAGTGGCGTCGGGGTGATCCTCCAGCAGCAGCCCGAGCCGAAGCCCCGGACTGGCATATGACTCGCTGATCTGGCCCATGTGCAGGTCCTCCTCCGTGGGCAACCGGTCAACGGATCGTACCGATCACCCTGGACGCTCTCGCCCGCCACCGCGAGTGTCCAACACTGGGCGTACCATCGGCGCATGGCAGACTCCCACCCCATCCAGCCAACGCTGTTGGACGTACACGGAGAAGACCCACTCCCGCCGGAGCCGGTGGTCGTCGAGATGCATGTGGCGGTCGATCTCCACTTCCGCTGCGATCTCGGCGCCTTCGCCGCCGCCCATGCTGGCACCCTGACCGGCTACGCCTTCCTAGCGCGACTCGACCGGGAAGGGTTCGACCAGATCGATCGGATCGACGTGCTCATCCACGAGCACATCGACCACGGCCTCGCCGAAGCACTGTCCCGCATCGCGGGGGTCGACCCCCAGTCCGTGACCGTGGAACTGGAGGGGCACACGAGGATCGACGAAGCCACCGCCCGCCGCGCCGAAAAAGCGTTGAAGGTGCGCTACCCCAAGAGGTTCGTCGGGGACTGACCGGCCGCTGCCGCCCCTCAGTCCTCCACGATCACTCGGCCGCAGCGATCCTGCGTGCCTCAACCCTCCAGCCCGGCCGCGCGGCCGCCACCAGCCGGGCCTCGTAGATCGTGGAGAACCTGATCTCCTCCGATCCCTTGTCCTCGGGGGGTGGGACAGCGAAGAACGCGACCCTCGATCGTCGGCTCGGCCCCTGAGTCACTCGGCCCCCGGTGGCAGCCGAGCTGGAGCCGACTGGACCGGATCGCTTCACTGTTCCGGCCTTGCCACAGTTGCAGCCCATCAAGCCTCCCTCCGGCCTTCGACCCTCCAGCCGCTCCCCCCGGAACGCCGGGCGTGATCCCGAGCGGCCCGCAGTGTTGTGAACTCGACCTCGGTGCCGTCTGGCGCGATCGCGTAGAACAGCATCCGCCCCGACACCGGCTGTGGGATCGGGGCACCCTGACGTGCCGAGCGCCGCCCGTTCTGGTTCCGCTTACCGCAGCTGCACGCCATGCCCACAGGCTACAGCGCGAGCGGCCCCACGATCAGGAAGTCGTCGCCCGCCACCTCGCGGCGCACATCGAGCAGTGTCAGCCGGACCCGATCTCACCGCCCCACGATCCGGCCCACTCGACAACCGCATCAAGTGAGTCGGTCACCATGTCGGCCATCCTCACCACCAGATCGTGTGCGTCGTGGGTCGGGCGCCACACCAGCGTTGGCCGCCCCCGCCCGATCACCCAGCCTGCCACCAGGTGAGCTGATCGACCGCAGGGCAACACGAGCACGCAGAGATCAGAGGCTTCCAGGGCAGCCACGTCCCGAGCGCAATCCGCCGGATCGACCTCACGATCAGCGCCCCCCAACCAACCCTCGGGGTCCCTGTAGTCGTAGACCTCGTGCCCCTCCGCCCGCAGCGCCTCAACTGCCTTGGGGTGATGGCCGTTGCGCCAGGACGACGCGACGTAGATCCGAGCCATCGGCCCTCCTCGGTTCGCCGACCGGGCAGACGACGTGGGTCGACGACGGTCTGATCGATGAAGCGGCTCGCGGGTGCCCTCGAAGCCGATCGAGCGGAGCCATGCGGACAGTTCCGCCCGATGCGGGCGATGAGCCGAGGCGAGTGTGGCGAGGATCCCGTCAACCGCGTCCTCAGGCCCCGTGAAGTGGCCAGCGTCGATCCCCCTGACGGTGAAACCGAGCCGGCGACGAAAGTTGTGGAGCAGCTCGGAGTCCTCGGGATCGATGTCGTCCATCGGTGGACAGGTTACGACGCTGGCCGGACGCTCTCGATCGACCGCTCCGGCGATGGTGTAGGGGTGCTCACGTCCAGTCGCCGTCGAGTGCCTCGTCGGCGATCTCGGCAGCCAAGGCGTCCTCCAACTCGCTCCACGCCTCGGCGCAGAGCGCGTCGAAGTCGCCCTTCACGTTCAACCAGTCGTCCCCCCACACGAGCACGGGGTGGTAGCCGAGCCGGATCGCTGCCTCGTCGGCCGACACCCACGGGATGCGTCCCTCGCGACGCCAGCGGGACACCGCACGGGGGGTGGTGCCGACCATCTCGGCGAACCGAGCGGCGGTGAACCCGAGCGCCCCGGTGGCTGTCAACCCGTCCGGCTCGTCCGCCTTGGCACGTGCCAGATCCCACAAGGGTTGCAGCGGCAGGCTAGCGAATTGTCCTTGCACGGTCATCGTTCCTCCATCTCGTCGCGGTCAACAACTGGGGCGACACCGAGGAAAGCGAAGACGCTCCCCTCTCTCAAGCCGAGGTGCATCCGGGCGTTCCGGCGCTCAGAGACGGCCCGGAGCTTGAAGGCAATGCACTCGCCTGTTGGCGAGTGGTACTGCTCCACAAGGCGACGAGCAGCGGCCTCCGATCCGAACGCCCTAATGAGCCAGCGCAGGTCGGCCCGATCCTTGGCGACGGCCTTGACGCTGCCCTGCGAGTCGATCTCCGCCAATGCCAGCTTGGCGCCGTGCAGGCGGGACTGCACGAGATGAGCCGTCGTCTTCGGCGGTAGCTCCACCAGGATCGCTCCCGGCTTGTGGGCGATCGGCCCGCCGTTGCGTTCTACTGCGCACCGGAACGCCTCGCCGACATCCCGGCCCGCTCCGTAGACGAAGAACGCGGACACCCTCACGCCTCCTACTGTAGTCACTTCATGGACAGAACGCAACTCGCCGGCTTGGAGCCCCGGCCGAAGCCGGGGCCCCTGACGCTCACCTCCTGAGGGTTGCCGAGAGCCTGAGCCCCGGCGGGAACATCGCCCGCCGAGTGTGCTCGGGAACCGAGCCGAGCAGGTCGAGCGTGGCGAGCGTGTCGTGAGCGAACATGCGCTCCAGCTCCTCGCGGACCCGCTCGGTCGACACCGCCGACAGCATCTCAGCGGCCTCAACTGAGGTGAGAGCGGCGAAGGTGTCCTCATCAGGCACCAGGCCCTTGGTCACCATGAACCGGAAGCCCCGGAGCACCCGGAGCCCATCCTCACGGACCCGCTCCATGCCGTCGCCCACGAACCGGAGGACCCCGGCAAGCAGGTCCTCGGCGCCACCGAACGGGTCGACGAGCACGCCGTCGACACTCCTCGCCATCGCGTTGACCGTGAAGTCACGCCTGGCGAGGTCGTCGAGAAGCGTGCCCGCCTCCACGAAGGCGGGGCGACGACCATCGGCCGACGGCCCATCCCGCCGGGCGAGCACGAAGTCCGCGTCCTTGGTGCGCTCCCGGAGGACGTGGCCGTCGGGGACACCGGCCCTGACGGTGAGGAACTCGGGCTTCACCACGTGGGGAGTGAAGCCCTCGGCGGTGAGGAAGGCGACCATCGCCTCGAACACCTCGCCGGCCTCCCGGCCGTCGGCCCCATCGGCGACGACGGTGAAGTCCACGTCCTTGACGTGGACACTCTCGCCCCGAGCCTCGGCCAGCACGGTGTCTCGCACCGCACCACCGACCTCGAAGAAGCTGAACGTCATCGCCATCTGTACCTCCGACCTGAACTGTCTACGATTAGACTACAGGATAGGAGGATCGAGATCAAGTCGAGACAGGGTTCTCCCCGGTGACTTCTGTCACATCTTCGACGACACCATCGACGAACCAGTCGGCGTAGAGATCGAGCCCCCAACCGATCATCCCCATCTCCTCAGCGACCCTCGGCGTCGTCCCCGATCCACAGAAGGGGTCGGCCACGACCATCCCCGGCGCAGCCGAGCACGCAAGGCAACGCCGGACCAGCTCATCAGGAAACGGAGCCTGCCCCTTCCTGCCGGACGACTCGGGCCGGAACGTCCACACCGATCCCGTTTCCACCAAGCCCTCAGGGAAGAAGCGATACCGACCCGTCTTGGCGAACATGTAGATGAACTCGTGCTGCGGCCGGACGCGCCTGACGTGCTTGAGATCCTCGGCGCGCTGCACCCCCTTGTTCCAGATGATCGTCGATCGGAGCAGCCAACCGTCGGCCAGCATCCGATCAGCGATCGTGCCCGGCACGTTGCACCACGTCAACGCCGGGTAGCCGGACTCGCCCTGCTTCCACCTCGGCCTGCCCTCCTTCGATCCCCCCGCGTTGTAGTCACCGCCGGCCCCACCCGACTTCGACGCTGTGTCGCCGATGTTGAGCCACAAGAGCCCATCGTCGGCCAAGACCCGGTAGCACTCCCGCATCGCGGACTGAAGCCGCGCGAGGTACGTCTCCCGATCCTCCCGGCCCAGCTCGTCAACCGAGTCGCCGTAGGCGCGCAACCCCCAGTACGGCGGACTGGTCACGATCACGTCCACCGAGCGATCGGCCCACGGCAGCCCCTCGACAGCGTTGCCCTTCCAGATCCTCATGTGGCCTCGGCACTCTGATCGAGCGGGGCGTTCGATCTGGATTCGCCCGGACCGGACAGCCGGTACCGCCGCGGCGGATCGGCCCGATCGTACGCATCACAGACTGCACGAGCGATCGAGCCATCAGTGAACCGGTAGCTCCGCTCCTCGCCGTCCACCTCGATCGTCAACGTCCAGCTCATCAGTCGCTCCGTCCCTCCCGGCGAGATCGGCCCCGGCACGAGAAGCCCTCGACCCTGGCGCGCCAGATCGAGTGCCCGCTCCTCACCGCGCCAGTGGGTTCCTCAACACTTGCGGCTCACCCGCTGGCTTCTCGCCGTCGGCCAACCGGCGCGCCTTCACCTGCGTGCCCATCTCATAGATCGCCCCGCAAGCCCCGCACTGGAGGTAGTGGGCGAAGTACCCGTCGAAGTGCGCGGCGTAGGTGTCCTCCTCCGGCTGGCAAGGACAGTGGAAGTCGAGGCAGACGTTGGTGCCCTTCCACTGGATGAACATCGTCGCGTCCGTGCCAGGCACCGGATCGAACGTCCCACGGGCAACGGCGCAGGGTCGATCGGGGGCGCAGAGCTTGCACGGCAACTCGACGGCCTCACCACGCTCAACGTAGGTGCAGTAGTGATAGGGGTAGTCGGAGGACATGACGTCATGGTAGAAGCCGAGGCAGACGCTCTCTCTCGCGTTCCCCGGCGGGAACCGGACCATCGCCACCTCGTGACCGCTGGACGACGATCCCATCTCAGCAAGCCTTCTCGACTAGGACCCGCGTCTCGATCTGGCCGGTGCGCTCGTCGATCTCGCTTCGGATCACGAACCCGGCGGCCAGCAGTGCAGCTTTCGCCTCCGGCGTGAGGCATCGACGATCACCGGGCGGCACCCCGGCGCGCCGCAACACCTCGTCGACGCTTGCGTCGTCGGCGTCGACGAAGCAATGCACGATGCAGCTCAACCCACGCATGCCGCGTACTCCCTTGCGAACACCTCGATCAGCTCGGCGTCTTCGGTCTCGTCGAGCCCGACGAGCAGGGCGACGACCTCAACAAGGACGTCCACCTTGTCGGCCGCGCGTTGCGTGGACCGGGCCGACCACCCGTCCTCCGCCACGTGGAAGTCCAGGTCCTCCAGGGCTTCCGCCAGTCGCTGAAGGACTGGCGTCACGTAGGGTGAGAGCAGCGGCAGCCTCATCGGACCATCTCCCGGCCGATGAGCATGCCGATGACTGCCGCGACGGTCCCCTCGGACGGGACCCGCTTCTCGCCCATGACGTGGGCGATGAGTGCCCACATCCGGTCGTCGAACTCGGCTACCGTCTCGGCGTCAACCCCGTCGAAGGCGGGGTGGGTGTCGATGAACTCGACAATGCGCCTGGCCATCGCCAGACGGTTGGCGGTGTGCTTGGGGTGGGTGGCGGACTTGCTCATCGTCCCTCCTGTTGAGGTTGTTCTGTCTACTGACAGTCTACACGGAGGGCGTGACAGTGCAACACCGGACTGCACTTTCGGCTACACGAGACTCGGCCGGATCTCGCCGAGCAGCCGATAAGCATCCGCCAGCGACCGCTGCACCGCCGCACAGATGTCGCCCCGGTGGTCGTGGGGGATCTCGTTCACGGCAGCGAACGCGGCGAGCACGAGCGCAGCGGCCTTCTCGGCGGGGTCGTCGATTCGGTAGTGGACCTCAGTGAACATGCCCCCACCATACGCCGGGGGTGTGACACTCACGTCTACAAGATCAGGCCCGCTCGTAGACGAACACCGCGTCGTGCATGCCCGGCCAGCGGGGGATCTCGAACCGCTCGACCCGGCGGAACAGCGGCTCGATGTGGCAGGCATGCGGACGGCACCAGCAGCAGTCCACAGGATCGGTGCATGTCTCGTTGTCCAAGCACCCACCGCACGGCTCCCCGAGCAAGGCGAAGAACTCCGGCGTCCCGCAGCTCCCATCCAGCTCGCCGACGTAGATCACCCGCTGCCCCCCGGCCTCCGCGTAGGCGCGTACGGCGTCAGCCCCCCACTGCTCGCCGTATTCGGGCCACGAGATCATCAGCGTCCGATCGGCCGCCTCGGCCGCCACGGTCACCGCGTCCGCCTCCCGCACCGGGTAGTGCGGCCGCTCGCACGAGTGCCAGACCTCGACGACCTCGCCGCCCACCACGTGGTACCGATCGGTACCCGGCGGGTTCGCGTCGGTCGCGTCGACATCAGCCCCGGCCTCGCTGAGCAGGCGCGCCCAGTATCCGGTGCCCGCTGCCACCTCGGCGATCGGGGAGTAGGCAGCCAAGGCCTCGATCACCTCGGGCGTCGGGATCGACCAGGACCATGCGAGGCAGTACGGGCGGCGCACCGAGATGGACACCATCCCTTCGCCACCCACGTTCCTGGCGATCCGCTGCAGCTCGTACATCGTCACCCGTGAAAGATCTTCCAGGCGATCTCCCCGTGGAGGATGACCGCCATCGACTCGGCCGCTTGCTCGGAGAAGCCGGCCTCCATCAACTGTCGCTTGTACCCGGCAACCATCTCGACGATCAACCGCAACTGGTCGGCGGCGTCAGCGAACGCACCTATCGGGTTGTCGCCTGGTGGTTGCGGCATGTCCATAGATCTCCCTCCCGTGGTGGTCAGTGCCGGGCGAGCGCCTGGCAAGCAACAACCCGGCCGTATTTGTCACGGATCAGCTCGGCGGGGGTGTAGAGGTCACTGGTCGTGCGACCGGCCCGCCGGGCCGCTTCCACCGTGACGGCGGAGACGATGTATGCGTGCCCCGGTACCGGGTCAGGCAGGTCGATCGGGGGACCGTAGGTGACCTCCACGACCGGGACCTCGATCCCGAACACCTCGACGGTCCCCGCGGCCTCCAAAACCTCGGACGCTCGCGCGACCCCCTCGCTTTCGAGCTGGACGATCCCATCCTGCTCGGCGTTGTCGATGTTGATGATGACGTCGTGTGGCGTGAGATTATGCAGCTCCACTGACATCCTCCTTCCTGCGCTTGATGGCCTTGATCCGGCTCGGCGGGAAGGACCGCATCGACCGGCCCGGCCCTCCCACGCAGTCGATCCACTCGCCCTTATCGGTGGCGACGTGGCGGACGAAGGTAAAGGTCCCCCGAACGCCATCGACCGTGAAGACCGTGCCCGGCGTGAGGAGCCGCCGCTCACTCAGCCGGTACTCGGTTGATTCGACCCGGTTGGCGTTCATGTAGACGAGTATACCACACCACTAGGACACTCGATCAAACGATTTCGCCGGCTCGTCGATCGACCCGGACCGAAGGTGTAGACGAGTAGGCCATATGAATCATTTTCGCCGAACCGCTCAAGTTCGACTTGCAAACTGTCGATACATCGTCTACAAAGGTCCCTACGACGACATAGCCCCTCGCCCACCGAGGGGCACGCCGGCTAAGACCGGGCGGTGAGCGGAGGCACAACCGCTCTGACCAAAGGATGCGACAAGGCCCGACGGGTCGCACGGGTCCACTGCCCGTGAGACGGATAGCGCCGACGACCATCCCGTCCGCTTCAGCGGTGCGCTCCCCGAGGAGACTCGGATGTCAAGGGGATGGAGGCCCACCACCGACCGGAGTCTGTGCCGAGGTGGCAGGGTACGGTCGGAGCCCCGACAACCTACCCGCAGGGGTAACCCTGCGGATGCGAGCCGCGAAAGCGGAGGGGGCTAGCAGCGACGAAGGCTGGCAGTGGGCCAGTGCAACCCGTCGGACCGCCAACCTCGGAGGGGCGAACCCGTCCGCCACTCGCGCCGGCGCCCACAGTGAGCCGAGCCGGCAGGCGAACCTCCCGATGGGCGCACCAGTGAGCGGCACCCGGCCGAGCACCCTCCGAGGCTGGCGGGGGCCATCATTCGATCGCCGATCCAGTCCCCCCACGACGATCGGGATAGGCCCGAGCCAAGACCCGATCCCGAAGACGCTGGATCTCGATCTCGACCTCGTTCAAGTCGTGACCACCCACGACCTGGAACTGATCGGCGACCTGCCTGAGCAGATCGAGGAGACGACGCTCCCCCGGCGTCAGTAGATCGAGATCGGCGATCGCCTTGGCGTAGCCAACGGTCTTCCCGCACTCGATGGCGTTCGCGAACCAGTCGACAATCGATCCCTCGTCGACCACTCCACGGAGCGCCCAGCCGAAACGCTCCAGGAACTCCTGCGCCCATACCTGAGCATCTGGAGTACCGAGCAGCTCCGTCTTGGTTTTCATGACAACGCCCACCCCCATGCAACACGTAGCGCCCACACGAGGGGCGCGGCGATCAAACCAACGACGGCCCCGATCACGATCAGGCCGAGCACCCTGGAGATCGCAGCGGCGCCGTCACCGAGCGACTTCGAGCACCCGACGCACACGTAACGGTGCCGGTGCCTCGGCGGCGCTGGATCCCGTATCACCCTCGGGCCGTCCATATGGGGCCAGTATGCCACTGGCCCCGGACGCTCTTTGCCGGACTCAAGGGAGCCCGACGAACGGGTTCGGAGCAACCGGCTCGACGACCCGCCGGTCCCGCAGCCGGCACTTGCCGGCCATAGCGGTAATGAGGACCTCGACCCCGCCGAACAGGTCGTGCCACGTCATACCGACGGGCAACTCGACCTCCTCGGCGCCGAGGCGGATGGTGAGTTGGCGGCGGCCATCGCGGGTCCGCCGCTCGCAGACCGATGAAGGGCATGGAGGGAACATGCGATCATCATACACTACTGTCGACTAAGATGCAACACTTAGAAGGGAATTTCTTCGCCGAACAAGGACATCGGATCGAGCACCTCACCCGTCTCGGGATCGACACCCGGCGGGGACTCACCACCCCACGGGGTCTCCGGTAGATCACGCAGGGCCTCCTCGACACTGCGAGGCTCCCCTCCCACCGGATCACGCCGCGCCGTCGTCGGCACCCCACCCGTGAACGTGCCAGGCGGCCAGATCCCACGCCACGGCCAGCCGATCGACCGCTCGATCTCGATCGGCCACGAGTTCTCCAGCCGATCACCCCGCCAACGCCCAACCTGCATGACCGCCCCGTCCGGCGTCTTCGGTCGCAACTGCAACCCTATCTCAGGCCAACGCAACCACAGGCTTGAGCCGTAGGGCATCAGCTCTCTCGCCCGGCCCGAACCCTTCGGGGCGTGATGCTCCAACAGGAGAGCGAAGCTGTAGCGCACCCTGAGATCGTCGAACA